AAGGTGCGCTATGCCAAGTTCAATGCAGGCGGCGCCATATTCAAGCCCGAGGCGTACTACACCGCGCAGACCAAGAACAAAGACATGTTTGCCAACATCAAAGCGCAGGCGTGGTGGCTCTTGGCTGACCGGTTCCGGAACACCTTCAATGCTGTAACCAACGGCCAGACCTTTGCTGAGGATGAAGTAATCAGCCTCTCCAGCGACCTGCCATTCCTTGAATTGCTGATTGATGAGCTGTCCACCCCCCAGCGGGATTACGACACCAACGGTAAGGTGAAAGTGGAGAGCAAGAAGGATCTGGCCAAGCGGGAAATTCCCTCGCCCAACCTTGCAGACGCACTGGTCATGATCTACGCCCCCGGCATTGTTCCGATGAAAATTTCACAAGACACGCTGGATGAAGTCATGAAGATTTGGCCATCTGGTGTAAGATAGCCCCAACCGAGGATCCCACATGCGCAATCGCCAACAGTCCAAAGCCAAGCCCGCTCCCGTTTCACCCCGTGTATTCAATGGCGAGAAGCTGGGGATTGCTGTCTCTGCTGCACTGGCTGTGGCCAATGACCGCAACATCACAGCGCCCACTTTTCCCATTACACCCCCAGCGCTTGCCCCCGGTGTGGTGCCCAAAGGTGTGACCGCACCAGTGATGGCGATGGACTATGCCCCCTACAGCGCACAACTTGCTGCCTACATCAACGCAGGTTTTCCGGGCTTCCCGTACTTGGCGCAACTGGCCACCCGTGCTGAATACCGTTCCTTCGCTTCCACCATGGCAACCGAAGTCACCCGCGAATGGATAGAGTTTACCAGCCAGAAAACCACCGAGGGTAAAGACGAAGCCACCGGGCAGAAGCTTAAAGACCTTGAAGTCCTCTTCATCAACCTGAAGGTGAGGGAAACGATTGCCACCTGCGTGCAGCACGACTGTTTTTTCGGGCGCTCCCAGATATTCCTGAAGATTGACGGTGCTGACCCACAAGACCCGCTCATTCTGGCCCCGCAGACGATCCGAAAAGGCAGCTTCAAAAGCGTGTCTGCCGTTGAGCCAATCTGGACAACCCCGATGGCCTACAACACCCTTGATCCCTCTGCCCCTGATTTCTACCGGCCCTCCAGTTGGTACATGCTGGCCCAAGAGGTGCATGCTTCAAGACTGCTGCCCATCATCACGCGCCCGCTTCCGGACATTCTGAAACCGGCTTACAACTTCGCCGGCATGAGCCTGTCCCAGCTGGCACAGCCGTATGTCGATAACTGGCTGACCACCCGGCAAAGCGTGGCCGACCTGATCCGCAATTTCAGCATCACGACACTGGCCAGCAATCTGAGCGCCCTGCTTCAGGGGGATATTGACGGCGCTGCAGGCGATGTAATCAAGCGTGCGCAACTGTTCACCGCTACCCGCAATAACCTTGGCCTGATGCTGTTGGACAAGGACAGCGAGGAAATGGGCCAGATCAATACCCCTCTGTCCGGCCTGCATGAGCTGCAAGCCCAAGCCCAAGAGTTCATGAGCACCGTTTCCCGTATTCCCTCTGTGATTCTGACCGGCAGCAGTCCTGGTGGTCTCAACGCCAGCAGCGAAGGTGAAATCAGAGTGTTCTACGACTGGATCAGCGCCCAGCAGGAAGCGTTCTGGCGTCCCGCCATCGACATTATCTTCAAGGTGGCCCAGCTTTCCCTGTTCGGCGCCATTGATCCTGACATTGGCTTCAAGTTCGTGCCCCTGTACCAAATGACACCCAAAGAACTGGCCGAGATTCGCAAGGCTGACAGTGAGACCGCCAACACTTATGTCGGCATGGGAGCCATTGCGCCCGAGGAAGTGCGCGACAAGCTGGCGAAAGACCCGATCAGCGGGTATGACGGCATCGACACCACCGTGACGCCGCCGGACCTAGCTGATGCAGACGACGACACCGACCCGGACGATGCAGACGATACAGGAGCGCAGGATTCCGAGTTCTTGGAACAAGATCACCCGCGTGACGATGATGGCAAATTCTCTTCAGGGGGTAGCAGCCGATCACTTTCGGATCAAGACCGCAACAACATCGCTCGATCAAGCGAGCTTTTTGATAAGTATGGGAGGAAAGAAGAGGGTGGTCGAGGCGAGTTCAAAGAAGCTGCGCGGAGCGGCAAGTTGGACCATTTGTGGGAGGAATACCAAGGCGTTGTAGAATCGCGACGACAAGCAGCAAAAGAAAACAAGGATGCAAAAAACAAGGAGTGGAGAGAAAAAAACATGCCTAAGTTGATCGCGGCAAAAGAGCGCAGGATCGATGCTGAGCGCGCAGAAAAAGAGGTGCGCAGGGAGGCATATAAATCATATCAATCAGCGGCATCATCCACCGAAAAGACATACCTGAACGTCCCCTATTCCGACAAAGATGCAGCCAAGGCGGCGGGCGCCAAGTGGGATTCAGAGAAGAAAAAGTGGTTTTATCCGGCTTTAGAAATTCCGGATAAGCTCAAGCGGTTTGTGCCACCGGCATCACCTGCGCCTTCGCGACCAACAGCATCCGCGCCATCACAGCGCCAATCATGGATACCCACATCAGGCAGAGTAGATTCGGACGATCCTTCCATTTATGGGTCTTGGTTGCTGGGCCATGAGGGGGAGTCATGGGCAAGTGTGGCTCATCTAGCGCTGGGCCGTATGGCGAAAGACGAGCTTACAGTCGAGCAGATTGCGGACCTGAATGAAAACTACAGTGATTGATGCAACCGGAGTTTCGGTGGTGAAAAATGAAGCTCTATAACGTATCCAATGCATCCAGGACTCGCACCGTGTCGGTTCTGGCTCTGGATTCTGATGCAGCCAAGGTCAAAGCGGCGCAGCGTATGCGCAAGGGATCCAAGCTTTTAGCCAGAGATGTTGCCAGTGTTCGTGTTGGCACGAAAACCGCCGCGCCCGTCCACGCCAACCAAGGCGTCGCGGCATCCTACCGCCGTCAGGTGCAGGCGCTTGTCACCGAAATGGCGGCAAGCTACCAGTACTGGCTGACCGCATCCATGCGCAAAAACCCGCCGCGCATGACTGCCGTGGTCGAGCAAGCCGAAGACGCTACCCCGTCGGACTTCGTACAGAAGATGCTTCGCAACCTTGGCCGGCGCTGGGCCTTGCGCTTTGACGAGGCCGCCCCGGTCATTGCGGCGTCCTACGTCACGCGTATGTTCAAATCCACCGATTCCGCCATGCGCAAGTCGATGATGGACGCCGGCTGGTCCGTGAAATTCACTATGACGCCGGTCACTCGGGACGCCTTCACCGCCAGTGTTGCTGAAAATGTGTCACTGATCAGATCCATTCCAGAGCAGTACCATACCCAGGTCGAGGGCGTTGTCATGCGCGGATACACCGCCGGACGCGATCTGGCGACCATGACGACCGAGCTGAAAGCGCTCTACCCAAAGGCTTCGAAGCGCGTCACACTGATTGCCCGGGATCAGTCAAACAAAGCAAACGCCGTGGTCAACCGCGCGCGGCAGCTGGAACTTGGCATCACGGAAGCCGTCTGGATGCACAGCAGCGCCGGCAAAGAACCACGCCCCGACCACGTGGCGGCCAACGGACGGCGTTACAAAATCGCCGACGGGTGTAAAATCTCTGGTGAGTTCATTCAGCCGGGCGAAATGATCAACTGCCGATGCACATCAAGACCAATCTTTCCATTCTGACGAGGCCATTATGACAACTTCAATCGACCAAACTCCGCTGCTGCTGGACCAGGCTGCCGTTTCTACGCCTGGCGAGTTCCAGCCTGTGAATATCAGCCTGCGCGCAGCAACGGCAGCACGCACGCTATCTCCCTGCCCGATAGCACCGGATTCAAGTACAGCATTCCGGCCAACTCGCCCGTAGGATTAAACCCATTTGTTGGGGATGTCACCATGACTGGCGGCCTGTTCATGAATCATGATTCGTCCGCCACCGGCAACATCACCCTGAACGTAAAGGTGTTTTAACCCAGTATTGCAACGGTTGGCGAATATCGCCATAATCTGGCAATGACTACAGCCATGGCTTTTGACCGCTCTGCCCGCTCCGTTGATGCCGACGGACGCTTGCATGTCGCTGCCACTCACATCAGCAAAGCCAATGTCTGCCCCTATTACGGGCGAGAAATCCCCGGATGGCAGCAGCTCGGCCTTGCTCCCGATCAGGTTTATCGCCTATACCGCGACCCGGTGGAGCTGGAGCGCGGCGCCAACACATTTGCCCGCCTACCCATCTTGTCAAAGCATATTCCCGTCACAGTGGATTCCCCGCAGCCCGATTTGGTAATCGGCGCTATCGGGTCAGATGTGCGTTTTATGTCGCCATACCTTGACGCGGACCTTTGTTTTTGGGATTCTACCGCTATTGCTGGCATCGACACCGGTAAGTGGCGCGAGCTTTCCTGCGCCTACCGCTACGTCCCGGTGATGGAACCAGGCGAGTTCGAAGGCAAAGCCTATGATGGCCGCATGACTGAAATCCAAGGCAACCATTTGGCGCTGGTGCAGACTGGTCGCGCCGGCTCTGATGTGATGGTCTCTGACAGTAACCCTTTCCCCCACCCTGCAAAGGTACTCCCCATGAAGAAAACCAAACTCGGAACCGCATTGCTTACGGTTCTGTCGATGATTTCCCCGAAGCTGGCAGCGGACTCCAATCTGTCTGCACTGGTGGGCAGCGCTGACAAAACCATGAACCGGCCTGACATGAAAGCCAAGATCATGGCGATGGACAACGATATCCCAGCCGAGAAGGTAGACTCCCTGCTGGACACCATGCTGGACGTGGAAGAAAACCCCGAACCCACCCAAGTCACTGCTGACAGCCCAGCCGATCAGATCAAAGCCATGCTGACCGGCAAAGTGGAAGATGAGGTGATTGCCAAGATCGTGGCGATGCTGGCCCCCGCCGAAGATGAAAGCGGCATGGTCACACCCGAAATGCTCAATGCAGCAATGGATGCGGCCAAACCTGAACTGCTGGCACAGATACGCGCCGAGTTTGCCGAAGCTGATCAGGCCCGCCGTGACGTGCAGCCTGTTGTGGGCGCTTATCTGGCACAGGACTCTGCCGAGAAAATCTACCAGTTTGCCCTTGACCATTTGAAGGTTGAGCGCAAAGGCGTGGAAGGCGTTCCTGCTCTGCGCGCCCTGTTCGCTGTGGCCAAAGAGAAGAAACCAGCTCCTGCAGTGGCAGCGGATGGCAGCAACACCCCGAAATTCAACCTTACCCGCTTTGGCCGGGCATAACCCCCAACCTCCAGAGGATTAGATCATGGGTTTTCAAACTGAAGTAAATTTGCAGCAGGCTCCCGCCGTTGAGGGTGATTTCGCGTCCGCGAACCCGCGCTCTACTGTGCTGGCCGGCGAAGGCGCATTCGTAGCCGGCATCGCTGGCGTGATTGTGGGCCGTTTCGCGTGGGTGGATGATGATGGTATTACCGTGCACAGCTACGGTACCGCCGACCGCGCCCCGGATGGCTTTGTGCACCGCGAACAGCAGGCACTGATTACCGAGTACCTGCAAGAAGCGAGCATGACTGTTCCGGAAGGCTTCATGGTCACACTGACCAACGAAGGCGACTTCTACGCCAAAGTGACCGGTGCAACCGCCGCCACTCGCCATGCCCCGGTTTACGCCAATTTCTCAACCGGTGAGATTACCATTGGTTCTGCAGCGACTGGCGCTTCTGCAACCGGCTCTATCGGTTCCACGAACACCGGTTCGCTGGGTTCGACCAATACTGCAGCACTGGGCGCAACCTTCACTGCAACCGGCACCGGCACCAGCTTTGTGGTGACTTCGGTCACTGGCTTTATCAGCATCGGTGACGTAATCAGTGGCGATGGGGTAACCCCTGGCACCACCATCATTGCACAGGTCTCAGGCACCACGGGCGGCGCAGGAACGTACACCACCTCTGCCGGCACGACTTCTGCCGCTGACACCATTACCTGCTTCGGCAATGTGGTTGTAGTCAGCGCCACCACAGGTCTTATCACGATTGGCGACACTCTGAACGGTGCAGCCGGTTATCCAGTGGGTGCCACGGTTGACACCCAAGTGTCCGGTACGCCGGGCGGTGCGGGTACCTACGCCTTGAGCGCTCCCGGTACTGCCTACACGGCCAGTGCAACCGGTGTGACCACCTTCGGTTCCACCATGCGCACGACTGTCACCACTGGCTTGATTGCGGTGGGCGATACCGTAGAAGGCGGTGCAGGCTTCCCGGTTGGCGCTACGGTGCTGGCTCAAGTCTCCGGTACTGCTGGTGGCGCTGGTGTGTATACGCTGAGTGCTCCTGGTTCGGCTTATGTGGCTTCGGCTACTGGCGTCACTACCTACGGTAATGTGGTCAACGTGACTGCAGTAGCCTCTGGCACTGTGGCTCCGGGCCAACCGATTACTGGTACCGGCGTTCCCTCTGGTGCAGTGCTTGAATTGCAGCTCAGTGGCACCTCTGGCGGCGTGGGCGTGTACACGATTGACGAGCGAGCCACGGCTTATGCGGCATCGACTGCACTGACCACCACGGGCGGCGTTCTGACAGCGTGGACAGCTCAAACGGCTGCTGCGGTGGACGAACTGACCAAAATTTCCACCTACGGCAACTAATTGACCCTTAACTGGATACCACTGGAGCACAACCCATGAATCCCAATTTCCAAGAACTTGCACTTCGAGCTGGCATCCACTTTGCGGGTCTGCCGGGCTTGTCCATGTCCATGCTGGAGTTTCAACCGGAAGGCGTGTACCTGCGTGTTGCCAATGACGGTGCGTTTGCGTGTGATGCGCAGCCCAGCCTTGTCACTGTCAGCAACGCAGGCATCCCCGTCTTCCTGACCACCTACATCGACCCGAATCTGATCAAGGTTCTGGTAGCCCCGATGAACGCTGTCGAGGTAATCGGCAACGAGGTCAAGAAAGGCGACTGGTTGAGCGAAACCGCCCTGTTCCCGGTTGTTGAATCGACCGGTGAAGTATCGAGCTACGGCGACTACTCCAACAACGGGCAGGCTGGTGCCAACACCAACTTTCCGAACCGCCAGGCATATCTTTATCAGGTCATTACCCAGTGGGGCGAGCGCGAGCTGGAGCGTATGGGCTTGGCCAAGGTCGATTGGGCCAACCAGCTCAACGTGGCTTCCGCTTTGACCCTGAGCAAGTTCCAGAACAAGTCCTACTTCTACGGTGTGGCCGGTCTGGAAAACTTCGGTTTGTTGAACGATCCCGGCTTGTCTGCCCCGATTACTCCGACCGTGAAAGCGGCAGGCGGTACCGCATGGGAAGATGCCACCGCACTGGAAGTCTATGCTGACGTACAGAAGATCTTCCGCGAAGCCCAGCAGAAGGCCAATGGCTTGATTGACCTGCGTTCAGAAATGACGCTGGCCATGAGCCCAACTTCTGAAGTGGCGTTGACCAAAACCACCGAGTTCAACGTCAACGTGTCCGACCTGTTGAAAAAGAACTTCCCCAACATGACCGTGAAAACCGCGCCTGAGTATGAAACAGATGCCGGTCAGTTGGTGCAGTTGATCATCAACACGGTAGAAGGCCAGCGCACTGTTGACGCCTGCTTCACCGAGAAGATGCGTGCGCACCCGATTGTGGTGGACCTGTCGAGCTTCAAGCAGAAGAAAACGCAGGGCACTTGGGGGTCGGTCGTATACAGGCCAATTTTCATCACAGGCATGATCGGCGTTTGAGTGGTGTTGTCTGAATGCTTGGGGTAGACAACTACCCCTTTTTTTAATCATTGACGGAGAGAGTTATGTCAGAAGCAACTGCAAAAAAGATAGTACTGGTGGGCTGCAAACTCCCGCACGGCTTGAGAATGGAGCTTGTCGATAAAGATGGCAAGCTGCAGGTCAAGTACCTGCGCGGCCTGAATGCAACCCTCTGGCACAAAGGCAAGCGTGAATCTTTTGTTACCACCGAGATTGATGCCGACTTTTGGGATGGCTGGAAGAAAGCGATTGGTGACAAGTTCAAACCGCTTACCTCTGGCGCTGTGTTTGCTGCCAACGATCCCCGCAGCATCCAAGCCAAAGGTAATGAGCTGGAAAAGGTCAGAACCGGTTTCGAGCCGCTTGACCCTACCGCACACGGCGTGAAGCCAGCCGAGAAGGGATAAGGCCGTGGCCGTGGTTGTCTTTGATCCAGCACAGTTCAAGATTGTCTACCCGCAGTTCGCGGCGGTGGCCGATGCTGTGCTTGAGAACTGCTTCAACGGCGCGTGCAACATCCTAAACAATACCGATACCAGCCCAGTCCAGAACATCCCACGCAGAACGTACTTGTTGTACTTGCTCACTGCGCACATTGCCACACTGGAAGGCGTGGCGGGATCTTCTGGCCCCGCTCCGGTGGGTCGGCTGTCTCAAGCCTCAGAGGGCACTGTATCGGTGTCCTTTGACTATAACAGCGGCCCCAATCAGGCATGGTTCGCCCAAACGCAATACGGCGCCCTGTTCTGGCAAGCTACCACCAACCTGCGCGGGTTTCGTTATGTTCCCCGCGCTCAGTTCATCCGGTGAGACATGGCCTCCAGAACCCTGCGCGGTACTGACACAGTGATGAAAGCCCTTGAAGCCATTGGCAAGAAGATGGGCAGTGGCACTATGCGGGTCGGGTTTCTGGAGGGCGCAACTTATCCCAACGGAACGCCAGTGGCAGAGGTCGCTTTCTACAACGAATTTGGCACGATCAACATGCCGCCCCGTCCCTTTTTCCGGAACATGATCAGTGAGGAATCACCGAATTGGCCCAAAAAGATGGCTGGAGCTTTGGCTGCTGGATATGACGGCCCTGAAGCACTTGGATTGATGGGTGAAGATATTAAGGGCGCGTTGCAACAAAGCATTACCACTTTGGCATCGCCCGCCTTGGCACCCAGCACTGTGCATGCAAAAGGATTTGACAAGCCTCTGATCGACACCGGGCACATGCTTAATTCAGTTTCTTACGAGGTCACGCCATGAAAACCGTTTTCCAGCACACCGACACAACCTGCACCCATCCTGGTTATGTGTCCATTTCGAAACAGGACAACGGATTGTTCACGGTTGATGTGCGCTCCCGTGCCGCCCAATCAATCAGCCGCCTGAACATGAGCGAAGTCGAACTGGTCAGCATGGCCGAGGAATTGCTGGCGGCGTTTCAAAAGCCTGATCCCGATAAATCGGTGCCACTTAGCAACAAACGCAAAGGATCTGCTGGAACTGGTGAAATTTAACACATGAACATCCGCGGCCTCGCCAATGCAGCCATCCAGTCAGTGAACCCGAACATCACTGTGACTGTCCGCAAGTCGGATGGTTTCACGCTGGGCGCTGGGCGGAAACAGGTACCGCAGTATCTTCCCCCTGTGGCCGTTGACGCCCAGTTGCAAGCCCTTGATGGGGATGCCCTGAAACACATGGACAGCCTGAACATCCAAGGCACCATCCGGAACCTGCGCCTGTTCGGCCCCTTGCTGGCTGTGGCGCGCCCTACCGAGAAAGGCGGCGACCTGATCGACATTACCAATGCGCCCGGCTTTCCCGGTGCAACCACATGGCTTGTGGTTAAGGTGCTTGAAATGTGGCCCGACTGGACAAGCTGTGCCATCGTCCTGCAGCAGCCGGGGGCATAATGGTTGACTTCGTATCCTCCATCACGATCAACACCGTAATCGACTCGCTGGCCGACTTGCTGCAACCCTTTTGCCCCGGCGTCACTATTGTGCGCGGTCAGGTGAACCGGGTACCAATGCCAGAATCCCCTTGCGTGTTCCTGACCGAGATTCATCTGGCTGATTTGCAGGTGCCGAGCATCACTACCGACCCGGACGAACAGCAATCCACGATTCACGGCCCGCAACGAATTGGGGTACAGGCAGATTTCTATGGATTGCTTGCCGGCCAGTTCTGTTCTGCATCCAAACAAGCCCTGCGTTCGAACTATGCCTTTGCCAACATGCCAGAAGCCATCAAGGTGCTGTACACAGACGATGGCAGGCAAGCCCCGCTGGTGACAGGTGAAGAACAGTATGAAGCCCGGTGGATATTGACGATTGCCACACAGTACAACCCGACCGTAACAGTGCCACAACAAACAGCGACAGCGGTGTCCGTTAACACAATCGCCGCTGCCGACATTATTTACCAGTAACCAAAAAAGGTGATCCCATGACTATCCCCGCCTCAAATGTGGTAACGATCAACCCCGGCGTAATCGGTGCAGGCGGCAATCCGCTTTCCTTGAATGGCGTGATTATGTCGCAGAGCGGCTATCTGCCCTCTGCTGGCGCGCAACCCTTCGCGAGCGCTGATGCGGTCAGTGATTACTTTGGCCCGGCTTCTGACGAATACGCGCTGGCACTGACCTATTTTTCGGGTTATGACAACTCGGCCTTGAAGCCTGGCACCCTGTACTTTGCGCCCTACGCTGCCGCTGACCGCGCTGCCTTCAACCAAAGCGGTTCCCTGGCGGACATGAGCCTGGCCGATCTTCAGGGTCTTGGCACTGGCACGCTGATCGTCACGGTAGATGGGGGTGTTGAAACCTCTGGCAACATTGAGCTCGGCGCTATTGCCAGCTTCAGTGCCGCCGCTACTGCTATTGCTGCGGGGTTCGCCGGCGCTCCACTGGCTTGCACATGGGATGCCGTGAACAGCACGTTCAGGCTGACCAGTGTGACGACTGGCGCTGCGTCAACCATTGGCTATGCCACCGGTACCTTATCCACCGGTTTGAAGTTCACCGCCGCCACGGGCGCTATTCTGTCCCAAGGGGTTGATGCTTCAACGCCTGCCACCGCCATGAATTCTGTGAAAGCCGCTACCCTGAACTGGGCCGCCTTCATGACGATATGGGAGCCAGACACTGCCACCAAAGAACTGTTTGCCGACTGGGTGCAGACGCAGAACCAACGCTTTATGTATGTGGCGTGGGACACGGACGCCCAGGCAATCGTCAATGGCAGTCTTGTCAGCTTTGGCGCAATCGTTAAAGCGTTGGATACGAATGGCGTGGTAGCAGTCTACAACACTGTAGAGCTGGCGGCGTTCCTGCTGGGTCTGGCGGCCTCCATCGACTTTGCCCAAACCAATGGCCGTGTGACCACTGCATTCAAAGGTCAGTCCGGCTTCACCCCGACCGTAACCGATGAGCAAATTGCTGCGAACCTGATTGAAAACGGCTACAGCTTCTACGGTCAGTACGCGACCAGCACCGAGCAGTTCAACTTTTTCTTCAATGGCCAGATTGCCGGTGAATGGTTGTGGATTGACAGCTACATCAACCAGATCCAATTGAACGCCGCGTTGCAGCAGGCCAACATGGAGCTGCTGACCAGCGTGACTTCAATCCCTTACACGCAGGCCGGCTACAACATGGTGCGCGCCTCCATGAATGTGCCGATTGCAGTGGCGCTGAACTTCGGCAGCATTCGTCCTGGCGTCACATTGTCCGCTTCGCAGATTTCCCAGGTCACGGCAGCAGCAGGGATTGTGCAGGCTGCGCAGTCCATCCAGCAGCAAGGCTACTACCTGCAGATTCTTGATCCTGGTGCCACCGCAAGAGCGCAGCGCGGCTCCCCAATCATCAACCTGTGGTACACCGATGGCGGCGCAATCCAGCAGATCACGGTCGCTTCCACGGCCATCATTTAACCCGTAACTCATTGAGGATCGCCACCATGGCCGAGAGAACCCTTACAAGTG